TTCTATTAGCGGGTCTACTGCACCTAGTGGTGTTCTAGCCATTAAAATATTCCTTTAAAATTATTAAATCCTCTTTTTGCTGCTCCAGCACGTCTTTTTGTTGAACTTTTCGATGATTTTTTTACCATACCACCTTTTTTCTTTTCCAGTAAATCTTTTTGTATTGCCTCGCTCATTTCATCACGTTTAATATTTCTGTCTTTGAAATTAGAACTCGAAACTCTTTCTTTAAAAAATTTATTTACTGCATCTTTACCAAATCTAGCATACGCTAGTAGTAATGCTTTGGGTCCAGATTTGCCTCCAGAGAAAAATTTAGCGATGTCATTCATTATACCAAGTTTTGACATTAGAATACTCCCTTAAATTTTGTGCCTTTAATAGCAGAGCCGCTACCACGAGATTTTTTAGACTTATTTTTTTTCTTCTTAGCGAGTCCCCCATCCTTATAAAATTCTTCTAGAATACGTCTGGGTGGTGATGCAGGTCCGCCTCCTGTAGCAATGTTGGTGTCTCTTGTTTTATCGTCAGGTAGCTTTTTAATTTGTTTGCCGCCTTCTTTCAAGAGCTTTTCCAACATCTCTTTTGACTTCGCAATAACTACATTCCCACTGGGTAACATAATTCTTATTGCTTTAAAAAGTCCCATTTAAAATATTCCTTTAAATTTAGTTCCTCTTACTGCAGCACCTGTGCCTCTTGACTTTGGTTTTCTTTTGACAACTCTCTTTTTGACTGTTCCGCCACCTTTAAAGCCTGGCACTTTTCTACCTCTAAGAATATCTTTCTGAGTTACCTTGCCGTCTCCAGTTAAATCTGGAAAGCCAGCCATGCCGCCTGTATTCATTTTTAGACCCATGCCTTTTTTACGGGCTTCCATCATTCCACCCATAGCTTTCTTTTGACCAAACTGACTATAAATTTCTTTAATAGCTTCGTCTAGCACTGCTTTACCACCTTTGTATGTTGTTACAATAGGTCCAGCAGCTGCTTTAACTCCAATTTTAGCGATATCATTAAGAGAAAGTTCTCCCTCTTGGTATGCTCTTTTCATCTCTGGAAAACTATTGTATCCAGCCGTTGCTACTATGTATTTCTTTAATTTGTTTTTAAATGGATTTACCAAATCCAATGCTTTTTTTCCTAGTCCAGTCTTTTCTACTACTGTACCTACTTTTCCCATTACTTGCCTCCTAATGATTTCATGTGCTCCGCCATCTCTCGTGCTCTGTTCGGGGTCTGCTGTGCCCAGCGACTATCGAGCATCTGGACTGAAGCCTCTTCGTAATTTGGTGGGCTAGCCTTGAGAGCCTCCCACATCATTTTAAATTTAGAGACACCATTCCCGCCTAGCTGGAACACCATCTCCGTGATTATATCTTGTCCTTCTTCGTTTACTTCTGTCTTCTCACACATATACGTTGCCGTATCCACTGCGTGCTGTAAATCTTTTTTAAGTATTTCCTCAAGGTATTCCTTGTCGTATACCTTGCCGTCTTCCCAGTGGTCTTCCACGCAGAGGTGCCCATAGCCCACGGTTCTCTTGCCTAGCGTATCCAAATAAACTTGGTCACGGAAACCCTCGTGTCTCTTCACTGATTCAATTAATGATTCTCTCATTGCCAATAACTTCCTCTCGGTCCTGTCGGTTCTTCGTAGGGGACATCCTGCGGATGGTTCACCATCCAGCCCTTACGCAATCTTAATAATGCCTGCGATAGCGAATCGACTAGGTCATCGTTCTTCGTGTTGGGGAAAGCCGCACACTGCGATACCACCGCCTCGGTTTCATCCGTGTCGGGTGCCCAAATCCTGCCGCTCTCGAATAATGGCGTGATGGCGTGAACCCTCGCCAGCTTATCCATGCGTTTCGGATTAAAGGGTGTAATCGGTATTCCCGTTCTCATTAACTCTTGCACTAGTGATAATCCACTCGCTTTGGCTTCCACGAGAATATTATCAGGCTGGTGCATATTGTACAGACTTATCGCTGCATTCTTCAACTCAGGGAACGTCAGTCGTTCTCTAAACGAGTCGAGTAAAATTAGGTTGTATCCGCCCTCGCCAGAAAACACACCCCACGTTGTGCACGCAGAGTAATCAGAGTTCTGGTTCGCTGTATAAGCGGTATCCCAAGACTGTATCTTGTACTGTATTTCGGGTAGTTGCTCTCGTTTCCAATACTTCCACCACCATCGCTTAATGACGTTTCCTTCTTCTACCGAGGGAGTCTGGTTGTAGAGCGATGTCCACTCCCGTGTTCCTACGGTCTTCTTAATCTCTTCTAGTCGCTCCAGCGGGTAGGCTTCCTCCCATAGCGGGTCGCCCTCTTTCAGACCGAGCATATCCGCTGCGGTTCCGTTTAATATCGCTGGGAACTCGACAATGTCCCACCCCTCGTGTCCCGTCTCCTTGAGTACCCATCCTGCAAGGTCATCCTCGTGCCATCTGGTCTGAATCAAGATAACACTGCCATTCGGCATTAATCTCGTGTATGCGGTGGAGCGATACCAGTCTAAGAGGTTTCCACGCATCGCCTGCGAGTCTGCCTCCTCACGCCCTTTAATCGGGTCGTCAATCAGTAGTAAGTGTGCACCTCTACCCGTAATAGCCGAGCCTGCACCCACTGCGTAGTACACGCCACCTTGGGTCGTGTGAAATCTCCTTACACTCGCTGAGTCTGTCGATAACTGCGTGTCGGGAAAAATTTTGCCGAAGTTATCATCCTGAAGCTGGTTTCTGACTTTACGCCCAAAATCATCCGCCAGGTCCTGAGCGTATGTGGAACAGATAATATACTTATCGGGGTTCCTGCCCATAAACCATGCGGGAAAGAATTCTGATGTCAGAATAGATTTGCCGTGTCTGGGTGGCATGAATATGGCGAGTCTCTTGATTTCGCCACGTTCCACCGCCTCTAGCTTCTCCGCCAGCTTCGTGATGTGTGGAGGGGTCTTATAATTGTCCATTTGGGATTTTGCATACCCTAATAGACTGTTGCGAGCACTTTCCTGTGTTTCTAAATCTTTTACTTTATCTACTAAGAGCTTGAGCTGGGCTATCTTCTCTTCTGTAGTCTCTGGTATTCTCATGTGTCATCAAAAAATAGTGGTGTTCCCTCTCCCATGTAGGAACCTTTGATATTGAAATAGAAGTATTCCAGGGCTTCATCCTCTGTCATACCGTCTCTCTTCTTCAATATTTTAATAATCTTCTTCATGCTGTAGAGCAGAACATCATTCATTCCGCATCTTCCAGCGTATCCCATGATGGCTTTGTCAAATCCATCCACCTTCAGCGTTTCATCCATGCTATCAGTATATATAAATATACCCCGTGGTCCATATTAATAGGGTGGGGGTTATCTCTGCTACTATGGTATGTCAGTAGGCATTGTATGGATGTTAGGTAAGTCGAGCAAACAGGGGGGTGGGGGGTCAATAATACAGTATGTCAGAAAAATGCCCTAGTAAAGCGAGTTATACAGTAGGGTAGGGGAGTGATGATAGTATTGAGTGATATATTGTATTGTTGCATAATATATCTTATAAGAATTAATGCACTAATCTGTACATCTCCCACTCTATTCTCTTTTATATTCCTGTAATTACTAGGAATGATATGTAGTTATTCTATATAATAAGACAGACCAATGAATGCAGAACTGAATATATTTGTTGCACTCAGACTGTCGGCAAAAAAGTGTTCTATCCAATCACACACCAAACTATTTAGACACCACTGTATGCTCTTTATATTGGAATATTCAGATACTTTTATACACACTAATATGTAAGTTTGATTTCCATAATTGAACTTATTTATACACATAACTATGTGAGATAATTACTTTGCAAGAATTGTAGAGTAAATCACATAGTACCATGACACTATATCGAAAGGATTAAACAATGATTAGTGATAATGAAATACTTGTTCAATTAGACAAGTGGTTAGAGTCTGATGATGCTAAACGTATTAGTGATATGCAGACTAAAGTGACGATTGTTAAGAGACATGACAACACCAATACATCCCTCCGAAAAATATCTTTAATAGATGCTATCGGCAGAATTGTTTTATTGGATTATGTCTTTGCAAACAAAGTTAACAATGAGTATGTCAAGGAGCTAGACTCCATCGAAAAGATTAAGACTCTTATTCGAACTCTTAACTAGTCTATCTTGTTCTACTGTATTGGACTGTTTCCTATAACAGTTCATGCAGTAGAATTTACTAAAGGTTGCATCACTCACAGGACTATTTTGTTTACCACACTTGCAACAAGTTTTTATCTTAGCAAGTTGTAATGAATGCTCTTTAGTTTTTCTTAGTCTGTTGTATTCGTTCCAAAAATTTATCAATGAATAGTTTTTTCTTCTTCAATAAATTCTATTTCTAATTCTTGTTCTTGTAATTCTTTTATGCACTTGCAAATGTCATCAGTACAGTTTTGTGTTTCACAACACTTCGGTATACAAAAGCATCTGCAATCCATTAGTTAATTTTTTTTTTAATTTGTTCTTGTTGTTTAACGAAGAGGTCATCATTAATTGATGCATACAAATCTGCTATATGTTTTTTTAATGCAACAACATCATCTGTATCCAAATGCATATTACCACTGATTGATGTAGGATTACCTTCTAACAAGTTTGCTAACTTTGTAGACTCCACTCCTACCTTTGTCATGTTTAGTAGGTCAATTGGTTTTTCTAAATTACTACCAACACCACTTTGTAATGCTAATAAAACTTTCTCTAATGCTTCATTAGATGTTGCCTTTAGTTTGTCTGTTAGTTCGGTAAACTCCACAGATTTTTTTTCAGCAATCTTCTCTAAAGTTTTTTCATTTGTTTTTACATCTACCATGTTAGCTTCTTTTAACCATCCCTCCTGTTTACTATGTCTGAATATTGTTGCGAGTGATGGTATTTTTTTTTTCGGAAATTTTTCTTTTAATTCAGAATACAATCTGCGTATGCTCCGATGACTGCGTGGCATTTTAAAATAATACTGTTTGATATCATCGGTTGTTATAGACCTATCTCTAGCCATGATACCATTTAATCTAGTAATTATTTTCACTAATTTATATAGAACAGTATTAGAACCTTTTAAAAGTGTTGATATATATAGTTATATTTAGTTGTATTTAGGTATTGTAAATTAGTGAGAGTTGTATATAAAAATACCATGTTTTTGAATAGCCGAATTCCAAATGCGAACAAAGTAGTATTTGGCTTTATCAATTTTTTAAATCTTCCGAAGGTTAATGCTATGCAGACCGAAGTTAAATTGGTAATTGGATTTAGTTCAATTGCGATACATTACTTGCCTACGATGAAGAGTCTCAATGTGACTCTGACTCGCAAAGTTTAGTAGTCTATCTGCAAGGCATCGGCACTATGAGTACAGACTCCATATTATTTGACTCATAGATTTGCAATAGGTCGAACTAATCGTGGTGTCAGTCCAAATGACATCATCTAACAGAGACACTTAGATTGAATTGCAATTTTAAAATCTCTTAAAGTATTTTTGAATGCTCGTTGCATTGAGCATTCATGAATACTTTTTAGTATTCAGTATTAGACATTTAACAAAGGAGAAACAAATGACTAAAGAAGTAATATTAAAAATAAAAAGAAAACTTGATGGAAGAATACTTCCTAACTGCGAGGACTCAAAAAGATTAATTGAGTTAACAGGTAAAAAAACTTTTAGCGAAAATGACATAAACGTCTTAGCAGAATATTTTTTTATCGAAGAGGAACATTGGGTTGTGACGAATGGTATGGTGGCTAATGACTAAACCTTATTTTATGAGAGACCATGTTAGTGCATTTAACAATGCATTAATGAGAGAGTACAATATGGATGGTGTTATGTATATGTGTTCATATGAAGAGACTCAGCATGATGGCAATGTAATTTATTTTGATAGCTTTAAACATAAAGTCACAAGAGAAAAGTTTAGAGTAGAGTATCAAAGAAAAATTTATAGGAGGTATCAAAATGTCGATACTTAAAATAACAGATAAGAAAGTAAAAATTTCTTTATCTGATGCACAGGAAGTCGTGGGTGGCTATGTGCAGGTAGTTAGATGTCCCGATGGGACTAAACTACTAGTCAATGAGGAAGGTCTTTTATATAGACTTCCTTTTAACCAAGAGGCTACCGAACTTGCAGGTCAGCCTATTGTTGGCAATGTTATCCACTTTGCCAAAGGTTGTGGTCGTAATTTCGGCTAATACCTTATGAGTATTAAAGATAACCCGATCTGGGTTATCTTGAATACTCTCTTAGTATTCAACA